AGGATTACTCACAGTTTTAAAGTCTTAGAGTTCAGACTGCCTGGGTTATACTCTAACAGGCTTGGAGTTCAGTGTGCTCGTTATTTTATAGTCGTAGAGCTTAGACTATGAACCACCCTCCTTACATCTTTGTAGAAACTCTTTAGCAGCAATCTTACCAAGAGTTTGTCTAGTTATTTCGTACTGCTGTCTTTGAGCTGTGGTCAGGCTCGCCAAATCTTTATCTACTCGGCTTTTCAGAAGACCTCCAGTCAGACGACCAGAAATCGAGCTACGAGCATCAGAAGGCGGTTTAGCCAGTTCCTTATCCTTAAAAGGAGTAAGGGGCGAGCCTGGGGGATCCCATTGAAGTTTGCCTGAAGGCAGGGAGTCCCCAACTTTCTCAGCTGGAGGGGGGAGAGGTGGGGGCATAGATCTTCCTCTTAGAGTACCTCCTCTTAAGTTACCTCTCATTGTAGACCCAGAAGCTACAGAAGCTGGGCCTTTACTAGCGTGAGCAGATTTGAAATCCCGGACATGTTTCYAGGGATCCTCCTCAATTTTGTCCTGAGGAGCTACACCTTGCATGTAGGCTGGTTCARCCAAAGTCGTTGTTATGCCTCTGTCGCGAAGTATGTAGTCTTTATCAGCGGGATTAGCTAGAGGTACTGCCTCTAAATTCATCCGCATTCCAGGAACGAAGTTTGGCTCGTCAATGAGCTCATCTTCGGAATCACTAAGATTCAACGTGTAATTCAACTCATCCCTGGCATCACCACTAGGGTTTGATTCGAGTTTTCCTTCTCTTAGGTCAGAACCAGCTTCTGACATGTCCATAGACAGAGTTTTACGGAGTTGTCTTTCTCCAACAATGATCTGGTTGTCATCCCAGGGTTTGTTTTCCGGTGGTCCTTCCGGGGCGTAGAGAGATTTGCAATGTTGATGCAATGATCTCCTTTCTCTCCTCGCCAAATTGCCCGAGCCAGAACCCTCAAGGTGCTCATCTAGCACTACTGTGATTAGCCCTAATTCCATATCTCTGTCTGTCCACTCGCCATAAGATATTGTATAATTGTACTTGGCGGTTTTCTGAATCGCGGGTCCTATCAGAAAGAAACGCCCATCATCTGGGGCTTCGACGTGGAAACTTATAGTTGCATCACGTTCTAACAGTTGCCCGTCTCTAAAATGACAGGAATTGATCTCAAGATCTGGATGTCCTWGGCGGTACGTGTTATCATTCCTCAAATTCGAAATTTTAACACCATCCGCTTCTCCTACGTTCCAGTAATCTGAATCACTATTGGAATAAGCTATTAACCCATCACTCCTCCCACGGTTTGGRTCTGTGGTGCTGCTTGTTGGCTGATAACCTTCACAGCTGATATCGACTGACCATGTACCTTTTGGCACGTTGAAATAATACATGGGRACGGCATTGACATTRGACTGAGAATAAAACTGCGAATCRATRTTCGTRTAGTTTTGATTCTCGTCCTCTATATACTTCATCCGTTGCAAACCCATGGATCTTAATAAGATCTGGTCGTCGTTCTCCCGCGCTTGAATTGTCAACATTGGAATGCCGACGTATGCAATGAAGCGCTCATGCTTYTGAGGAGAAGGTGAGGGTGTGGGTTGAGGTTGAGGTCCTGGGCTAGGTCCTGGCTCGGCGTCTACCTATTTGGGGTTGTGCAGTTGCACGGTRTACCGGATTTGAAAGAACCCRGCGGCAACACCTTTTGTTCCGTTGCCTTTATAGAGCAGCCTAAATTGATCTTCGGTTGTATCATGCCACTCTACCCCATTAATTTGCGCAGCCCTGAACGTTGCTTGCCCGCCTTTGGTGACGGGGAATTTACGGAGGGTTGATTGGAGRCTAGAAAGCTTGCAGTGGGGGTCCAGCTCGTAAGCGATGGAGCCCTCCGCTGTGGAAGAGGATTCACTGATGAAGCGTATGTTGACCATTGTGATCTTATATTCATGGTAGGCTTTGAGAACTCCACCTGAAAGCGCGACGCTCTCTGATAGAGACGGCCCGAAAGTGATTGAGCCTGAGGAACTATCCTTGATTGAGTCCTTGTTGAAGATGAAAGTCTCGCTGTTGCTTGACCTTCCTCCAACTCCATTACGGCCTCTTCTGTTCCTGCCTCCATTTCGTCTTCTTCGAGTTCTTCRCCGTGCTCCCCGAGGGGGTGCGACCACAACGACCGGCCGAACCGATCGTGCGCGTCTGCGAGGGCGAGAGACTCGTGATCCACCATTTCCATTATTACTCCTGGCTCCTCCCGTATTCATTAACAATAGCTCTAACGTGGGCTGAGATTTTGAGGTAGACTAAGTAAATGCCCGCAACTGAAATTGGGATTGCGGATAGAAATCCTGACGCAAATCCTGCTAAAAATTTAAAATCTATGGTGTCGGGCTTTGGTAATCAGACTTGAACTTCCAACGCTYGCAACTGAYGTATGCTTGGCTAGTTTATGTWTGCTCTCTCCTTTAATCGTTTTGTGGCAGCACTGGATGGACYARCCACKRGRTGAGMAGAGCWACTGAGTCTGGGTCRTGCCGCAACTCGTTTAACACGGATGCACAGGCGGCRAYATAGTTGGAGATCACCTCCAGACTCCCGCTCCCAGGATTGTAACCGAAGATGAGCTTGTACAGCATTTTRCGCTCATTCACTGGGAGGGCGAGGTCAGGCGCTCTAAAAATATGAGAGCAGAATTCCAGTTGTCCTGAAACCTCGACTTTGAAACCTAGACTTTTATACACCTCTAGGTTGGTGTTGACTGACTCGAGAGCRTCATCCCCCATGGCCATRGCCCAGTCRGCTCCGCAATGATAAGCGGCCATAACCCGGATTCTGGAGTTAGAGCTACTTGTGTTGTAACTCCCAGATTTCTGAACACCGGGGACTCTTTGGRCTAGCAGGGTGCCATCGCTCAAACAAAGGACACTGTTACTAATGCATTTTAGCCACGCAAAGCGCAGCTTTTCCGTTGTCGGATTCAGGTCCAATGTGAGTTTGTTGCGGACGACCATATCGTCGTGTAGCATCCATTCCGCAACGCTCCAGTCGAAACCAGAGCAGTCAGTCGGCACAAGGTACTTCTCCCAGGAGGTAATCACTTCCTCAGGTGGGACTTCCACTTGCGCGGCCAGAGCTTGTACGAACTCCAGCACTTGCTCATCCGTAGACAAGCCAAAACCGGGTTTTGAGGGGTTTGCCCTCCAAAGAGCGATTTCTCGCTTGTTCTGATTTTGGAACAGAACCCGGGCTACCAGTTGATCTACTAGGGAAACACTCATGATGAGGCGGTAGCGGCCTTCATCGAGTTTAGATTGCTTGTGCGGTTCTCTCTTTACAAATGTCCTTATGGGATCACAGAGACCAGCTTGAACAAGCTCTTCAGCACTCATTTCAGAAGACTCAACTTCCAACATCTTCTGTAGTCGGTTGAAAGTGAGTCGGGCAAGCACCGGCAGGAGTTTCGGGTCTTCCACCCAACCTTTATGAGTGGGCCTTCCATAGGCGATATATGGTACACCTATACCTGCATCAAGCTCCAGAGAGAAGACGGCTGACTTAAAATCTTCAATGAATTGCCGCCACTCGAGCTTGTTCCCTCTAGTAGCAGTGGGGCCAAAAGTTTTCACATTTGAGTAGGCCTCCACTGTTTTATTAATTACGCGCTCCCGGTCCTCAGATGACGGGATTTTAGCTGACTGCGCGCGTTGCAGCCACCTCTCTGCTTGCAAAGTGAGAGAGGTCACCTCAGCTTGGGGGCCTACTGCTGGCCAACCGAAGCCGGAGACTTTTTCACCCAGCTCCGGGTGCTCTTGGATGAGTTGGATGCCCCATTGACTACCTTTGATTTGCTTTGGRTGGTAGTACTGGGGGAGGCTTCCGCATTCTTCAAAGCCGGGGATCTCTTGTGGGGAGGCTGGTACCTCCCATTTGTACTTTCCTTCGAAATATCGTCGGAAGTTTTCTGCGGTCGTTTGCGCCRCTGGGATCCTCGAGGCTTCTTCATGGCTTTCTGTGCTAATACTTCCACCACTTTCTTTTCTATAGCAGAAAGGTCGATTCTTTCCACCATTTTCTCCAAAAGCTTCTCTAAACATTCTTTGCCGCCGTCGGCTGATTCTGGAAGCTTCGGCTGGGTGGAGTTTGCGGGGGCCTTTTCGGCCACYACCTCTTTTTCCTTGCCCTTGTTTTGTGCTGAGGCTGGGGTGCTGTTGTTTTGGCAGACAGCTCTGCCCTTCTCGTTTCCCGTCTCAGGAAGACGAGGGTACCACTGCCGGGATTCAGTCACCGGCGGAGCCTCTATAGTGTCAAGTTGAGGCGGCGTTGTTTCTGCCGCGGGCTCCTGGACTGGTTTGTTTTTAACCTCTACACTGAAATCTTCTTCATYAGAATAATCCGCCCAGTTCTTCCCAGTCTTGCTCAAAAATTTATGCAGCTGGGGTACGGATGAGTGAACGCTTTGAAGCAYCTCACCCAGGTCCTCATCAGTAAAGACCCGACCTTGAGGAGCAGTAGTTTCAAAGACATACTGCGGGGTCGTCAAACCGGGGATGGGAGGGATCGTTGACATTACATTGAAGTTCTGCTCATTTTCTCCTCCTGCATGCACACCCACTATGGATTTACCATTGAAGATAGGGGTGCCGGAGTGTCCAGGCTCTGAGTTGCAGAGTGTGGTAGCAAACCAGTGATCGCGGGRACCTACGATCTCTCCGTGATCAGCCATCCATTCGTTCTTCTCAATGAAAAAGAACCGCATCTTGGATTTAGCAAGTTGTGATGCGGGAACAAAGGTAGCTCCTTTACAGCCGAGCAGACTCTCCCAGTTTGGTGGTCCGCTCATTAACATGAAATCTCCTTTTTCGGAAGAGATCAGAGGTGTGAATAGGCTGAGTGGTATTTTGTTAGTGGTCTTTGAGGAAGCCACCTTTCCTTTAGGAACCCCTGTGCCCACGTGGTGGCAAGTCATGAGGGCTAAAGTGCCGTCGAATAACTTGACGCAACTGGCGTACCCGGCATGAGATCCATCTTCATGTTGCACGAGTAGCACACAACCACGGGGGGGGCTTTGGGGGATTTTCAAGGAGACAAATCCCTTAACCTGTTTCTCTTCACTGTAGTTCCTTTTGAATCTGGGAACCGTGAAGATAGTCTTCCCCACTCTTAGGATAAGCAGAGCGAGGCAAGTGGGCCAGCCGGTAAACATCCACTGCAACGCCTTCACCATAAATGTTGTGAAGGCATAAAGCAATACGAGACATACGACGGGCATGGTAAATGTCGTCACCAGATAGAAGATCCAGGAGACAATGACCCAAATGCTCAAGCTCCAAATTGAGACCACGGCCCAAAGGAAGCTTCGGAGGGCTCCTTGCGACCACGTTTTCACAATGGCGAGTCCAGACGCGCAAGAACTTACTAAACTGTTCTGCGCCCTGGAATAGAGGCGTCTGGAATCTCTGGAGGTAACTTGCCAAAGCAGAACCAGCGCATCTTTTAAGGTGGGCTCGTGGGGCTCCGAGTTTATTGTCGGTTTGGAGCCAGGTGGGGGAAGAGGTCGCTTCTCCACAGCAGGGAGTGATATTGGCTCCACTATAAATAGCGAGCCGTGAAATCCGCTTTCGTTCCCGCTTGCTGTTCCGGTGCGGGGCATTCCCTGAAAAGAAGGGACATCTGCTGCTGAGAAGGARAGGGAGAAGAGCGCAAAGAGAACGAAGAAAAGTGTTYGTAGTTGCATTTTCCTCGAATTTATTGACAAATTGACTCAGGAAAATAGCTAAGTTCAAAAGTCTCTCTTTGTAAGATAGCTTGCGAGTTGTGGAAACTTTCAARTGGCTTCCGTTGATYAATTCAAAGTTCATAAGCTTYGAAGAAAACTCGAGCAAGGGTCTCTCCCTTCTTATATTTTGT